TTTATTTCATCTTGATATTTCCTTATTATACACTCTTCTTTTGGATAAGTCAAGACAATTCCATGCACTTTTATGTCAGAAAGTTGTTTATTATCAATAAGTTGCCTAGTGGTTGTAACCTGTTTTACTGGCCCAAACAACCCTTCTAGAACCAATCTGTGGCACTGTGTACCATCTAAAGTTCCTGTCAGACCATACTTGTACTCACACCCTGTAGTTTTATGCATAATCTTCTTGAGTGAGTCAGCCTTGAAAGTATGCGCTTCATCCCCAAAAATTACGGCGAATCTTTTGAAGTATGACTTTGGTTGTTGATACAAAGACTGCCATGTTGATATGTAACAATACTTTGGTGATTCCTTTTCTTTTCCTGCGTATATACGATGACAGTAATACTCTGAGTTCCATCCATATTCTTTGAAGTCTGAGAACATCTGCTCAACCAGAGAAGTTGTAGGAACGAGTAATAATACACAACCACCAGTTCCCTCTAGTAACTTACAATAGTATCGTATCAGAATGTATATGATGAGTGACTTACCAGATGCAGTAGGACTAACAAGGAGGCTGCGGCCAGATCGTATACAATGATGCACGGCATCCACTTGGTAATCTCTAACTTCATGAGGTAGTCCCAAGGTTGCGATAAAAGATTCGACATTTTCTCTGTAAATTGAAAGTGGTGAGTAGTAACCACCTGTTATTGAGTAAGACCTTTTTTCTGCAAAATCTCTGATATAAGAATACAATCCTCCGTAAATTTGATTGTTTCTAGTATCAAACAGTCTTATTTTACCATCCCAAACCCTGTTCTTGTATGCAGGCATGAACTTGGCTTCTGGAACATCGAAACTGAAAAAATCATTCAGTTCTCTTGCAATACTTCTTTCACACTCTACTTGGAAAAAAACATCATCCTTCTTATGAAGGATAATATCAGACTCCAGCTTCAAACTTTCTCCACTCAATTGCATTTTTGATTTGGAAAGATCGGTTTGAGATAGATTTTACAACCTCCTGAAGATATTCTACTACAGTTTCATAGTAATCTACTTTTCCTTTTAATTCTTTGGACTCCTCATCAGCATCAATGAAAGTATCTACTTCTGCTTTTGTTTTTAGATCTATAGGAAATGGATTCTTTTTATAATGGTCATCTCCAGCCTTTCCTGCGTAGTGAATCCACTTATCTCTTCTCAAGACGGCATATTCAGCTCGTGTCTTCTTGAGAAGAAGAGAGTGTTCTGTAAGAAGTTGAAGATATTTGGAGTGAAGTGAGGGGATACGTAGAGCCTCAATATCCAACTCCATATCGTTGATTTTGAGATCCCTTTTTACTTTTTCTTGTATTTCGGATAATGTCATAATAAAATTTCAAGGTTGAGTCGCTCAAGGCACCCAAGTATGTTGTCGCACATGAATCGAGTGGACTTATTTAATCAAAAATATGTCTGAGCGACTCAGAACTATTTATGTCGCTGATTTAAACTCATAATACATATATCTGAAAGATGCATCTACTCTTATGTACTCTACATCTCCAGCGTCAACTATCAGATCTATACCTCCCAAACTTGTAGGAAATAAATCTTTAAATATCAATTCTACCTTTGGTAAATTTTTTGAATTATAAAAGGTCAAAGAAGCATCTGAGTATACAGGATTTTCAGATAACGTAGTTTTATCCCCAGCAAGAGATGCAGTGGCTTCTCTCGATGCGCCAGGAAAATTATCGTTCAATTTAGTATTAGATAATACGTTTGCAAATTGAGAATGTTGTTTTGGAAATCCAATACCTACCAACCATTCCCATATCTCTCTGTAATTTTTTAGTTCCTCATCAACAATAAACTGTATATTCAGAGTGTCAAAAGTAAGTTTGTCACCAGATATTGGCATATCTGACATAGGCGTAGGAAACTGAGCCTCTCCTAGAGTAATGCCTGGAATATTTGCATTTGTACAAAACCAAGTTACTAGAGGTAGACGATCAAACCTAATTCTCCATTGATTTGGAGAAGCATAATCGTATGTTGTGGGTTGACTTGTATTGGACATAATTTACCTATACAAGTATTTAGGTGGGATCTAAGAGGGGAATCTCACCCCTCTTAGAAATGTGATTACATGATATTTGTAACCTTGGCACGCCTGTAGTAACAGTTGTCACCTACACCAAAAGGTGTGGAGTCTGTTCTGATAGCTCCAGTTGAACCGACTTTTGCGAATGGATTTTCTGCCATTCCGTAACGTGTCTTGAACGCAATCCTTGGTTGGAAAGTGTCCTCAGAGACGGCACGAACCATTTGCAATGGAACGTATGGGCAGTAGAACAACCCAGCGTCATAAGCAGATGCACCACGATATCCAGCAACATACCAATCACTGGCACCATCGACAGCTGATGCATAAGGATCAACATAGACTTTAATTCGTCCGTTGATTGTTCCGGCAAAAGTGTTTCCACTTGGGGAAGGATCAACATTCAAGTTACTTGACAATGCAGGAGCATAATCAAGTACTCCGGCCATTGACAGAGCAGATGCTGTGTCAGCGGAACACATCAGAATGTTTCCTTTTCCTCGGCGAGTTCTGATTCCGATTGCATTACAATCTTTCTCGATTTGGAAAAGTAATCCTTTGAACTTCTCAACTGACCATCGACCATTAGAGTCAAGATCAAGATTGAAGATTCCATCTGAGGCTGTACCTTGAGCACCGGCTTCGGCAGTCAAATAAATGGTACGGATAACTTCACGATTGATCTCCTGAAGAATCTCTTGACTCAGAATGTTGGACAACTCGGACTCAGCATCCAGACCATGAATAGCTTTCAGGTCTTGTGCGAGTTCCATTGTGTAACCGGCACGCAAAGCACGTGAGTTAGCAGTTACAGTTGCTTTCTCGATGGTAAATCCCATATCTTGGAAAGCAGTTCCACCCGATGCACCATAGGCTTCTACATTTGCTGTAGTGTCACCTGGCTTTACGTTGTAGTCACCAGCAGTGTCTACACCATAAATGTCTGGTGTACCAGCTGCTGTTGTAGCAGGAGCTGTTCCACCATTCAAGGCGCCTGGGTTTGATCCGGCTTGGTTAGCGCCGTATGTGGAGTTTGATCCAGAAGTATTAGCTTCGTCATGAAGTACTTCGGTATCTCCTGTAGTTCCACCACCGATTCTCGCTTTCATAGCGAAAATAAGTCCTGTAGGTCCACTCATAGGTTGGACACCGCACACATCGTATGCAATGAGACTTGGCATTGCACGGCGGACTAATGAAATAAGAACTGGGTCCCAATTGGAGATAGCTGACCCTGTAGACATATCAGCTTCTTGCAACATTTGGCGAGACTCTTTCAGTTCTCTTTCTTGGTTTTCCAAGACAACAGCGGTAACTGCACGCTTATAAGCATCTGTGATCTCTGGGAGATCGGGATGATTCAAAACTGGTTGCCACTTCTCTTGGAGGCTTTCTGAATTGTACATAAATTCTCCTTAAAAAGTATTCAGATTATTTTTTTGACCGCTTCACATCTTTTCCAATTGCACTCATATACTGTGCCATTGTACCAGATGTTTCTACCGGCGTTTCAGTTGAACCTTCTTCTGTAAGAACATTTTCTGTTTTTACTTCTGTGGTTCCAAAATAGCTTTCTCTGACTGTTTGAAGTTTTTCCTTATAGGACTCTTCATCAGAAAATTCTACATCCTCAACCAGACTTTGGAACTTCTCAGTTTCAGTATCAGTCATCCCATTAGCAACGTCAGCAATCATGGACTCTTTTACAAGTTCACCTTTTGCCTTTTTCAACTGAACATTCTCTTCAATCTGTTTGTTAAGTTTTTCTTCTAACTCTTCGATCTTCGACAAGTTAGCTTCCAGAATGTCATACTTCTCATCTGGAACATCAATATAGTGGTCTTCAAAAAGATTCTTCAGTCCACTAATAAAGTCTTCTGCAATCTCACCTTTGAGTCCACGCTCAATGGCAAGTTGATTATCTTCCATCCATTGTTCAACAACATAGTTCATGTAGTCATCGACTTTCTCAACCAGATCATTCATGGTTGACTCAGCCATGTCTTCCATTACCTTGTCGTTTTCCTCTTGAATTCTTTCGAGTTCGGCACGGACTTTAGATTTAACAGCTGTCTCAAAAATTGTGGCAGCTTTTGTTTTAAATTCTTCTGAAAGCTCTTCTCCATCTACGAGAGCATTGACATCATCAGAAACATCTAATGAATCGACTACTTGATCAATGGACTCTTTAGCAACTTTTTTGCTTTCCATTTCCTCTTCTTCGTCATCATCATCTTCATCTTCCTCTTCTTCGTCTTCTTCACCTAAGACTGTTTTTCCGTAAAGATTTGCAAGATCCTCTTTCTTCAGACCTTTCATGTGGTCTACGAGTCCTGCAAGGATTTCTGATTTAAGTTTAGGCATCTCTTGAATTTCTTCAACTTCTTCCTCAACTTCAGCTTCTTCAGCTTTATATGATTTATCACCAGATGTAGCTTTAGGTGCAGATGCAGATGGCCCATCCATATTCTTCTGCATATCGTGAGGTTGTTGTTTCAGTTTAGAATTACTGCCCTTTGTTTTAGGAGCAACAGCTTCCTCTACTGATTCTTCCTCAACCACTTCTTCCATCTCTTTATTGAGTTCTTCAGACATATTAAGTCTCCTGAGTAAATTTGTTAATTATATTTATAAGATTAGAGTTTTGAAAGGAAAGATTCAAAGGCTTCTGCCTGTTTATTTGCGGAGGCAAGTCTATGAATTCGTGCAACTTCGGACTCTCTAAGAACCCCATTGTCCCAAATCCACTCCTTACCTTCCATAATTCCTTCCACAAACGCTTCTGGTGCTGAAGGATCTGCAACAATATCCCCTGCTGTCGCAAGATAAAAATCATCTTTGACATAGTTCGTGTTACCCTTCTTTTCAAGTGTTCCCATTCCTCTACTAGAGACTCCAAGTTTTGCACCTGCATTTAGCAATTCTTTGACAATTTTTCCGTTAGGAGTGTCAAGAATCTTTGCCTTCCCAATGATATTTTTACCATCAGGTACTAGTTCCTCAATCAAATGAGAAACCCTATCCAGATTGACAGTTGGTCCGTCTGGATGACCTAGTTCTCCGAAAGCTCGTTTCTTCTCGACTAGTTCTTTATTGTATCTATTGACCTCTTTTTCCAGTACACCAAAAGGATATACCCGACCATTTCTGTTTTTAGTCTCGGCTTGCATGAAAACCCCTTGAATTTTCATGTCTTTACCATTCTTCCCTTCAGTAAGGATCTGAAAGTCATCATACATTTCTGTAATTAATTTCATAATTCCTCTTAGTGTATTTTGTGTACTACAATAGTAACATAAGTGTCTGATCCATTGATTTCAACTCCAATATCAGCATCGTCTGCACCTCTCAGTGCAACTCCTGCTTGTCGATAATTGATATTACCAACTAATGAGGCTCCAGATCCAGCAGATATTTTCATCGCTTGAGTTCCACCTCTGTCAATATCTACATGACCACCGGCTGTGATTTGATAGAATATCTCTACGATTCTTGCACCAGTTAGAGCAGCTTCATCAGTACTTGATCTTAACTCAGCAAGAGTGATAGCTCCATCAGTTGTATCTAAATGAAGAATAGCTCTATCGTATGAGTTTTTTTCGATTGTGTTTGCCATAAGTTATCCTAAATTGTAAGCATTTCTTTGTCAAAGTATTTCATTATATCTTTTTCTTTGACACCATTTTTCTTAGCGACCTTTGTTACAGTCTTATCAAATGTACTCAAAAAATCAGATGGTTTTTTCTCCAGAGTTGCATAGAGTTCATCCACTGCTGTTCTCATTTTCGGAGTCAGTTTCTTGTATTCTGCTGATTTTTTGTGTTCATTTTTTTCTATGACAGATTGATGAAACTCACTAAACTTCTTCACTGGCATCGGCATCCTGTGGGATATGGTGCTTGACCAATGTATTTGCGACCTCAACTCGTTTCAGATCCAAAGCATCTCCTATCTTTTGAGATATAACCTCTTTGAATGCATTTTCAGCTTCAATCTTGTTATCGTCAATCAATGCGTTGACCATATTCGGTATAGACATAATTTATCTCCTGCTGTCAATTTGTAATTGTTCTTCTTCTGGTTCATCATCTTTAGGTTCGTCTTTTGGTTCATCATCACCTTTGTCATCATCTCCACCACCATCATCGTCATCTACGTCAATGTCTGGGGGAGGCGGCTCAGAATCAATAGACTTTTTCATGTCCTCAATTTCATCTTCCGTCATTCGGAAAACGTGTTTCTGGACATATTCCTTAGAGAACCACTCGCCAATATATGGCTCCATAGTATTTAGTATTTCTAATCGGTCACGCAATAAATCCATGTCACGCATCTCTGCATAATGACCATCTTTGAGATATGATATGATAACATTATCTCTGATTGCGGGCCAATCTTCATCTGTTATGACACCCTTGAGTAACAGTTGAGTTTTCAAGAGATCCATAAACAGAGAATTAAACTTTCTTCTAAGTTTTTGTATGAACTTAGTGAATTTGACTTCATCTCTTGTAATCTCTGCACCCCTACCTAGATTGAAGCCTGGACTTGGTTCTTCCAATCGACTTGCAGGAATGTTAAGGGATCTGTAAAGTTTATTTCTAAAGTACAGAATGTCCTCAATCTCTCCAAGGTTTTGACCTCCTGGCAGAGTTGTAATTTCTGTACCTCTTCCCCCTTCTCTTCTTGGAAGCCAGAAATCTTCTAACATACTCATTTGATTTCTGTCATCTCGTATCTCACCAGTTGCATTATTATACACTAGTTTATTGCGATATCGATTCATGACATCTTTGAGATATGTCTCTGCCTTGACTTTTGGAAGATTACCAACATCAATATAGAAAATTCTTCGTTC